CTACAGACCCTAAATTTGCTGATCTATATGATGGGTTATATGCTGTTGCTAATGCTGGTGGCATTGCAAGATAGACTACTGTACCATGTGGTGTTCTACTAGCGTTATTTTCAGGTAGATTTTGTGATGAACCTGTATATCCTGAACTTTTACCAGCAGAATCATAGGATAATTGCATCCTTTCAAATTTAACATAATCAATTGCTTCAGTAGCTCCATCAGCAGCAGACCGATTTTGGGTTACTGGGTGTTTTTTCGGATAGTGGAGAATTGGCACTACTTTACTAAATACTATGTGATCTTTATATATTTATGCGGTATAAGTATAAACAAGGAAAATATAAACCCAGACTTCCAAAGAAGTATAAAGGTGATCCTAATAATGTAATTTATAGATCATCTTGGGAGTATAAATTCATGTTATGGTGTGATCAGACTCCTTCAGTAACTGAATGGGGTAGTGAAGAAATCGCTATACCGTACATATCCCCTGTTGATGGTCGTCGCCATAGATATTATCCAGATTTTTATGCAAAGGTGAATGGAAAAAAATATATGGTAGAAGTTAAACCTTTAAAGCAAACTAAAGAACCAAAAACACAAAAAAGGATTACAAAAAAATATATAAATGAGGTTGTCACTTGGAGTGTCAATCAAGCAAAGTGGAAAGCAGCAGAAAATTTTTGTTCTGATGCTGGTTGGGAATTTATGTTAATCACAGAAAAGGAGCTTAAAGTATAATGTTAGGAGGCATTTTAAAAGGAATAGCGAGGATACTACCATTTCCGTATGTTCCTCTACCAATACCACCTGGATCTAATGTTGAGCAAGGACATGTTGCTAGATCTCGCTATCCTTCATTGTCTAAATTTACTTCTATGATGAAGAGTGGTGACACTGGAGCATCATATTCAAACCTATATTCAGTGCATTTTAAAAGTCCTCCTATGTTTTATAATGGAAACAAGGTGAAATCTACTAGAATGAGACCTGATTCAGGTGAACTTAGTAATTTATTAGATTATTACTGCAGTACTTTAAATCTTCCTAGTAAACAAATAACAACAGGACAGACAGTAATTGCTGGTGCTGCTATGAAATATCCGACTGGTTCAGCATTCAGTCAAATGAATATGTCATTTATAATGCCACGTTCACAAGAAACTAGAAATTTCTTTGAAAGATGGATGTTGATGATGGCTCCTGATTCTAATCAATATGTTGATTATTATGAACAATACTGTGCTCCAGAAGTGCTTATTTTTAAATGGGAAAGAGGTGGTGGAGAACCTGTAGGAAATGATCCATATATGGGTAAAGCACTTCGAGATTCTAATGATCAAAATATAAATGTACAAGGTACGATACTTAGACCTTGGTACTATTGGAAGAAATATAAATTAACTGCTTGTTGGAGACTGATGAATGTGTTTCCATATAATATTGGATCAATTCAAATGAATAATAATGCTGCAAGAACTTTGAATTTGACAGTTGGATTTATGTATGAGAGATATAGATTTTATTGTGACCCAATGTATGATGAGTTTGGTAATAATCAAACGTGGTCAAATCTAGTTCCTTGGGCACAAGATAATAATTATTCTGGAGATAATGCAAACTCTGGTTCTTCTACAGAAGATTTGTATCATTTACTTGATAAATTTGGAGATTACTATAGAAATAGTAGTTCTTTTGGGAATATGAATTGGAATTCTGCACTACAACTTTCATCACAACTTGGCAGTAGCTTCTTTAGGTAACCTAGATAAATAATGTTACTGAATTGATTTTTTTATGGCATTACCTAAATTAAATGTACCCAAGTACAAAATGAAACTACCTTCTGATGGTAGGACTGTGAATTATAGACCATTCTTGGTTAAAGAAGAAAAACTTCTTTTATTAGCAACTGAAACTGGTGAACAGTCTGAAATCGTTACTGCGATTAAAGATATTATAAGAGTATGTACTGACATTCAAGATGTTGATGATCTACCGACATTTGATATTGAATTTCTATTTTTACAAATTCGTACCAAATCAGTAGGTGAGAGTGTTGAAGTAAATATAACTTGTCCTGATGATGGTAAAACTAATGTTCCTGTTTCTATTCCTTTGAATGAAATCAAAGTTGTAAAGACTAAAGGACATAAGACTGATATCAAATTGTCTGATGAGGTTGTAGTTACGATGGGATATCCAAGTTTGGATACCTTTGTTCAAACTAACTTCATGGGTGAAGAACCTGGTGTTGATGAAGTATTTGAAATGGCAGCAAGTTGTGTGCAGTCAATTTCTGATGCAGAAGAAGTTCATGAATGTGCTGATACTTCTAAAAAAGAATTGATTGAATTTTTTGATCAATTAAGTAGTAAGCAGTTTATGCAGATTCAATCTTTCTTTGAAACAATGCCTAAACTTTCTCATACTGTTAAAGTTACTAATCCCAACACTAAAGTTGAGAGTGATGTAGTTCTAGAGGGATTAGCAGCTTTTTTCGGCTAGCTCTTCTTCATACATCATTAAAGACTTATTATGAAGTAAATTTTGCCTTGATGCATCATCATAAGTGGAATCCTGAATATGTTGATAATTTGATTCCTTTTGAAAAGGAAGTTTACATGAATCTTTTGATGGCATTCTTAAAAGAAGAAGAGCAACGCATGAAGGACCAACAAGCACAGCAACAAATGAGTGGCTAAAACTAAAATAGACCCATACAAATTAATAAGTCCTGGAGGATCATCAAGTAATATCACTCCAGCGACTGCTAGTGCCAGAAAAACTCTTTATGCTACAAATAGATTAGGACTTACTGTAGGAAGTATTGGTAAAATAGTAGGTGATATAGAATCTATTGCAATTGCTACTACCAAGTTTGAAAAGCAAAAAGAAATATTAGAACGTAAAAGATTAAGAAGAGAGGCAGATCAAGCTGCTGAAGATAGGACTGAACTTGAAGGTCTAACAAAGAAGAGTAAGAATAAGAAGCCCAAGATAAGCAATTCAATGAAGACGACTATGAAAAAGTCGCCTCTTGCGAAATTTGTTGAAGGTTTTCTTGGACCTATAGGTACTTTCCTAATACAAATGGCTAGTTGGGCATTCCTTAAGGAATTGCTTCGATGGGCTTCTGATGAAGAATCTCTTAAGAAGATAGAAACTTTTCTTAAGAAGATTCATGTAGTATTTACCAAACTTTCTCAATTTTCCAATTGGTTAATTGGTGAGAAGTTCATGGGCGGTATGGCCAAGCTTATTGGTGCCGACAGTACTTTTGGTGAAAGAGTAAGTGGACTATGGGATCTATTTCAAGGGATTGTTGTCCTTAAATTACTGTTTAATCCTTTTGGTTTACTTGGTAATATTTTAAGCTTACTTGGTTTATTTTCTGATAGATTTAATCAATGGCGAAATAGGAATAAAAATCAGAAGAAACCCAAAAATAAAAATAGAAAGTGGTGGCAGAAAAAAGTAAATAGATCTCCATCACAGAACCGATTTATGAAATCTGCTAAAAGATTTTATAAAGGAACGGCTAATTGGGGTGATAAATTTAGAATGTGGCGTAAGGGCCAGATTGGTCTAGGTGGATTATTTGGTAAGAGTGGTACTGATTCCAGTGGTACAATGCGAGGTACCAAAGGCTGGCGAAGTTGGTTAAAAATGCCACAAAATACTGGTGTAGGTAAATGGGCTAATAAAAATTGGACAAGATGGCAAGGTGGACTGAAGGATGCAACTACGAAAGGTAATAATTTTCTACAGGGTGCAACACAGAAAGGGAAAAATCTTTGGAAGGGTGTAGGTAGCAGTAAATTTGTACAGGGTGCCAAAGGACTCTTTAGTAAACCTACAAAATTATCTTGGTGGAAGGGGGCAATAAATAAAGGTTCAAATTTATTAACTAAAGCTGGTAATAGTCCTGCAGGTAAAGCATTAACAAAAGCAAAGGGTGCTAGTGGTCCTATAGTACAATCAATACTTGCTGGTCTTACTTTAAAAGGAAGATTAGATAAGGGTGAAGAAGTAAACAAAGCAGTAGTTGGAACTGCTGCTGAAGTTGGTGGAGCATGGGCTGGATTTACTGCTGGTGCTAGTTTAACAGGATCTCTAGTTGCTCCTATGGCTGCTGTTCCTCCTTGGGGTACTGCAGCTGCAGGTGTATTAACACTTGCTGGTGGTGTTGGTGGTGCATTCCTTGGTCAGGAGGGTGCGAAACGCATCTCTGACAATGTGATGGATAACATCAACAAGAAGAATAAGGCTTGGTGGGATCCTATGGGGGTCTTCACTGGCGAGAAGACAGGATCTGGAGTTAAACCAGAAGAGAAGTTTTTAGGTGGTATTGTTAAAGGTATTGGTAGAGCAGTTAGTGGTGTAGTTAAAGGTGTAAGTAGTGCGGTTAGTGGTGTAGTTAAAACTGTTGGTAGTATTGCAAGCAATCCTATAATAGGTACTGCATTATCATTCATTCCTGGTATGCAAATACCAATGGCAGTGATGAATGGTATTGGTGCTTTACAGCAGGGTAATATTATGGGTGCTCTTTCTGCTGGACTAGGTGGATTGGGTGCCTTTGCTAATATCAATACAGTTAATGCTATTAGTCAACCTCAATGGTTGCAGAATTTACGATTTAGTAGTTTTGGTCAGGGTGTTGCAAATATGTACCATAGCGGTGCTGCTGCATTTGGTGCTTTGAGTAGTGGATTTAATAATTTCATGAGTTCCAATATTGGACAAATTGGTAAAGGTATTTTCCAAGGAGTAACAGGTGGTGGATGGGGTGGTCTAGGTGGCACTCTTGCTGGCATGACAGGTATTGGTGATATTACTGGTAAGATGGGTGCCTTTGCTGATAAATGGGGACTGGGTGGTATTGGTAATTTAGTACCTGGATTAGGTAGTACTTTAGGAAATATAGGACTAGGTGATTTACCTGGAATGAGCTCATTATTTGGTGGATCATTTAATGCTATGGGACCTATTGGTGCTCTTGCAGATAAATTTGGATTGAGTGGAATTATGGATGCTGTTACTGGTATGATGGCATCTGGTGATATGATGACTGGACTTCGTGAACTTGCTCCTGAATTGGGAGTATCACCAGAAGTTCTTGGTATATATGATGAAGGAAGAAAATATTTTACTGATGGTAAGTTTAATGCACAAATGGCAGCACAGACTGCTATTGAATTTATTCCTATACCTATGGTGATACAAAAACTTGAGATAGCACCTGCAGGTGTCCCGATAAATACAACAGGACTCGTACAAGGTGGAATCTCGAGCTTATTAGGTCGAATGGGAGGTTAGTATGGCATCTATTCAGAAAGGTGGAAAAATTAATATGTTTAAGGTCGTTAATTTAGCAGACTCTAGAACTGCTAATATTAATGATGATAATCCTGGTTTGACAGAAGCTAACTTAAAGAATGCTCAAGCAATTAATAATCTTGGTCAGACAGTCAATTCTATTGGTAAAGTTGCTCTTAGTATAAAGAAAATTCATTATTCTAGATTAACAGAATTACAGAAGCAGCAAGTAAAATTTAAACCTCAATATACTAAACCAAAAAATAGATTAGTTGATTTTGCAAGGAAGATAACTGAATTTAAAGTACCTAACTTCATGGATAATTTGTTAGGTCTTCTTGGTAATTTGTTGAAGGCATTATTATTCCCAGTTTTAAAATGGTTAGCAGATCCTGCAAATCAAAAGAAGATTGAAAGTGTTCTTAAGACACTGCATGGAATTTTTAAAGGTGTAATGGCCATAGCAAAATTCTCGACTAATAATATTCTTGATGGTTTATATGATATGCTTAGAGATGATGCTACATGGTGGGAACGATTGGTTGGATTTGGTAAATTTCTTGTTGGTGCTGGTACTGCTTTATTAGCATTTAGATGGTTGAATCCTTTGGCGATAGGAAGAACCCTTGGTGATATGAAATGGATCTTAACAACATTTAAAGTAGGACTGAAGGGTGCGTGGACTAAACTATTAGCATTAAAAGCTGGGAAATTGGCCTGGATGTTTGGTGCTGGAGCTCTTATTGCAGGAGGTCTTACTCTTGCTACAGCAACACCTGTTGCAGATGGTACATTAGATGCACATAGGGATGCTGATGGGAATTTGCCTGGTGATGCAAATTATCAACAACCTGAAAAGGAAGAACCTAAAGGTATACTTGGATGGTTAGGTGGTCTACTTGGTGGTGGTAAAAATGAATCTCAAAAGAGTACGACAACAACCTACCAGTCTACAAGAAATCTAAGTTTTGAGGAGGAGATGAATGCCAGAGGTCTCGAAATTAGACGTAATGGTAAAGTAGTCAATGATCCTTATTCTGATCCTTGGGCAAAGGACGAGCCTCTTCCAGATACAAGTAAAAAGAAAGATAAAAAATGGTGGCAATTCTGGAAAGAAGCAGGAGGAATAGTACCTGCTCTAGCAATGAGTGCTCTTCCTAGTTTTGCTAGTGGTGGTTGGATTCAAGGACCACAGTCAGGGTATCCTGTATCATTAGATGGTAAGAGTACATCTTTCATTGGACATGGTACTGAATATGTTGCACGAGATTCAGGTGGTAGAGCATTTGTTATTCCATTTGATACTAAATCAACAAGAAAGGATCCTGGATTAACAAGTAAAAGAATAGCTGAAGCTTCTAGACTTGGATTTAAGACATCATTCATGGATGGTGGTCTTTATGATTTTGCCAAGCAAATGATTAAGATTCATGAAGGTAGTAATAAAGTTGGTAATAAACATGTTCAATATCGTGATAGTCGAGGATTTCCTACTATTGGATATGGCCATTTAGTTAAACCTGGAGATAAATTTGGTGGTTCTATTACTCAAGAACAGGCAGACAGATTATTTAATAGAGATTTTAGAAAACATGCTGCTGCAGCAAAACGTATACCTGGATGGGATAGTGCAACAGCACAACAAAAAGCTGCTTTAATTGATTTAACATTCAATATGGGTGATGGATGGTGGATGGAATTCCCCAAATTTAGTGCTGCAATGGCGAAAGGTGATTATGACAAAGCTGCTAAAGAACTTAAATCTAGTCTGTGGTATACTCAAGTAGGTCGTCGTGCTCCTACTATTCTAGATTTGATTCAAAATCGGGGTATTAGTAAAGCTGGATATCTTGGTGGACTGAATGAACCTACAAAAGGATTAAAAGATAAGGATGCTCTTTCTAATTTCTTACGAGGTACAGTTGGTACTAACAAGCAACAATTAGAAGGAGTTCTTGGAAAAGCAACACATCCAGATACAGGAAGTGGTTGGGGTATATCTGGTCAATTAGATGCATCTGGTAGACCAGTAGTTTTATCTGAACCTGGTGCTAGAGCATTTTTACAGATGATGGCAGATTCTAATGGTCAAGTTAGGGGATCTGATGTTGCAACTAGTGGTAGAAGTAAATCAAAGAATAAGGCTACAAAAGGAGCACATCCAAATTCACATCATTTATATGGAGAGGCACTTGATGTAGGCGGTTCAACTGCAATATGGATGAGGAAAAATGCTGATAGATATGGATGGAAATTTGTTTATAGTCATGGAAAAGGAAGTGGTCATTTCCAATATGTTGGTCCTGGTTCTGGACAGACACCTATGTTAGGAAAACCTGGATCTGATGCTACTAAAGGTCAGACTGGTGGTGCTCAGTTAGGTTCTATTGTACCGTTTACTCATAATAGAAATACTGCAAATACATTTGGTGGTGGTCGTAATAGTGGTGGTGGTAGTAATGCTAGTCCTGGTGGTTCTGGAGGCCAAAGACTTGGTGGAAGTAGACCGAGAGGTGGAATAGGTAATGTTAAAAAGAATCAAGAAGAAAGTAAAGTTAAGTCACAAACAGATCAAAGAAATCAAGCTAGACGAGAAATTACTGCTAGAAGTCAACAGATGGTTGCTAATGCAATTGAATCAGTTAATGCTTCAAATAGTAGTACTGCCTCAATAATACAACAAGCTTTTGCTGCAGTTAGAAGTGCCTCTGCATCTAGTGGAGGAATGATGGCTTCTGGTGGAGGAGGCGGTGGCGGAAGTAGCTTCGGTGGTTTTGCCAAAACTGCAGTTAGTGTATTAAATTCATTTAATAATCCTTTGCGAGGTATGTTTAGATTATGAGTCAACCATTTCAAAAACCTGGTCAGATATCGGCTTCATATACTCTCTATCGCAATCGTAAGAAATTAACTTCTAATGGAAAGGCAGCAGATTTAGGTGATTATATTGTAGGATTTGAAATTTATGAAAGTATGACATCTTCCACTATGGAAGCAACTTTCCTTGTTATGGATGCTGGTGGACTTATTAATTCATTGACTGGATCTGAATTGATAAAAGTTGACCTGAAAACAGGTATCCAAGATAGGACTTACTATTTTAGGATATATCAAATTGTTAGTCGTTCTAGAGGTAACCAGAATACTGAAATTTATATGATGAATGCAGTGTCTGATGAATTTCTTAAGAATGAAATAACAAATATTTTTGGTCATAGTGGAAAGATATTTGGTAGTAGAAATCCTATTGCAAAATTTACTTCAGATGTCACCTATAATAATAGTAAGAATTACACTTCTTATGGGATGTTTGCTCATACAGAAGCATCACAGATCATTAAAAAAATTATAAAAGATAAAAAATATCTTGGTAGTTCTAAAAAACTTTTTCTGGAAGAAACACTGAATAAACATGCTTTTATTGCTACCAATTGGAGACCGTTTGATACAATCTATTGGATTTCTCAAAGAAGTATTCGTAAAGCAAAGAAAGGTGGTACATTACAAAATGGATTTGCATTTTATGAAAATGCATTGGGATATAATTTTAAATCTATTGATAAAATAATTGAGGATGTCAATGATCAGGACAGCACAGAAACTAATTTAACAACAGGTACTGCAAGACTTTATGAATATGAATATTCTCCAAAACAAGTAGGTGATGGTAGTAGAGATCAGTGGTTGATTGATAAAATTGTATTTCCAGATGAGAAGAATTTCCTAATGGGATTGCGTCATGGTGCATGGTCTGGATTTAGTATTGGATATGACCCAGCTTCTATTGGTAATTCTAAAATGGGATTGAGTACTGATATGTCTTACGATGCATATCGATATAATATATCAACCTTATGGCCAAAAATGTCTCATATTGGTGGTAACACTAATATCAATCCTATAAAGAATATGGATAGGGATGTTCAGAGAATGATTAATTATCCAAAGAGGGTACGCTATACTGCTATGCCTAATCAGATGTTTGATCCAAAGTATAAGAGAAAACCTCAAAAGAATTATGAAGAATTAGTTGAATTACAAGCATATCAATGGCTTCGGTTAGAATCCTTAAAGACCGTTCAGTTAATGATTCAAGTTCCTGGTAATTTTGATCTTTATGCTGGTTGTGGAGTTAAGGTTATTATTCCATCTATACAAAAACAAGGTAGTAAAATACCTGTTGATTCACGTTATAGTGGTAGATATGTTATTGCTGGTATAAGTCATAAGACAGCAAGTGATCAATTTACTACAGAGTTAATGCTTGTTAAAGATACTGTACATAATATTACTAATATTCCATTCATGCCAGAGGGTAAAGAGATAAAAGCACCAGATAATAAGACTGAAGATGTTAGTACTGTTGATACATCTAATCTTGGTACGTATACTTATGAATATGAAGAGGAAATAATTAACAATGCTTCATATGATACTATTGATAAATTTGAAGAAGAAGAAAAAGCGTTCATCAAAAAACATTTTCCCAAGATGTATGAAGAAGACTATGGTTGGTTATTCTGACATAGTGGACAGGACATCAAATTATCGTTAGAATATAGATAAATACTTAATACAACTTATGGTAAGAAAAATGCAAACCATAGAACAGCACATACAACATGATAAAGAGATCCTAGATGATCCTCAAACGAATCCTGCTGCACGTAGACACTACAAGGAAGAATTGCATGATCTACAAGTTTATGCAGAGAATCATCATGATGAAATAGAAGCAGGTGATCATCACGATCCTAATTGCATAGAACTATTTTGTGAAACACATCCTGATGAACCAGAATGTTTAGTATATGATGATTGATGAAAGATTTTTTATCATGTTTACTTGGTACTTGGTCAAATAAGGCACAAGCACAATCTGCTCCAACAATATACCGACAAGTCTATGTTAAATGGTATAAAGATGATGAGTTTATACATTCTGTACATTGGAGTAGAAAAGAAGAGAATAGTCCATATTTAACAACTAATAAAAAACTAAAGGTACTCTCCGATACTGAAGTTATACTTGAGCATTGGGGTGGTACTTATAGTGGTTTGACACGTGACGAAACATGTGATATGGTTATGAAATATGATGGTAATCTATGGAATGGAAAATTTGATACAAGTATGGAAGATGATGGTAAAATAATTACAGGTCATGCAGAACTTACCTTGTATGGACATAAACTTTTTATGAGAGATAGATTCCTAGATACTAATGGTAAGATCATTTGGGGAGCCGATGAAACTTACAGGTTTGTCAGAGTCTCCTAAATATAGTATAAGAAAATCTTGTAAAAATGGCATTTGAAACGATTGATGGTATCAGTCAAGAACCAACAGTAAATTTTGTCGGTAAAGATGGATTTTTCTGGTGGGTTGGTGAAGTAGAAGATCACGAAGATCCTATGGAATTAGGACGGGTTAGAGTTCGTGTACTTGGTTATTATACTAATGTTCGTGGCGGTACTACAGCAGATCTCCCAACAAAATATCTTCCTTGGGCTACAGTATTGCAACATACTTCCCAAGCAGGTAATGATGGTCAAGGAGAATCATCAGGTCAATTACAACCTGGTGCTATTGTCATGGGATTCTTTATGGATGGAGATAGTGCCCAGATGCCGATTGTTATCGGTGTGATGCGTGTGAATAAGAAAACTAGGTCTAGGAAGAAAAAAGA